TAACTGGGATGGTAACTATGCTGCTTTAGAAGATAACCTTATTGTACGTAACGAACAACGTAATGCTCAGATTCTTAAGATAGCTAAAGACTTCTTACATAATCGTAAAACGGGAGCATTACTTATACTTGTACGCAGAACAGAACATGGTAAGTACTTAAACGATAACCTAGAAGGGAGTGTATTCATTGATGGTAAGACTACTACAGAGGCACGAGAGCATTGTCGTAAGCAAGTAAGTATTGGTGTATTACGAGCACTAATAGCTAGTCAAGTATTTGCTCAAGGATTAGATATACCACAACTAGAGTTAGGCATTAACGCAGGAGGAGGTAAAGCAGAAATACTTACCACACAGCGAGCAGGTAGAATGATGCGTCCCTGGCAAGGCTTAGCTAAAAGGTGGGTTGACTTTGTGGATGGTTGGCATCCAACATTAGATCGTCACACTAAAGAAAGGTATAGAATCTATAGAGATAGCGGTAATATAAAGTTTGTTGGTGTCTCAGATACTAAGCGCATTCAATTAGAGCAAGATGCTTTATCTAGTGAAATGTTGCAAACTCCAATTAATTAAAATTCGGCTTATTCCCGGCAAATTAGGATTCCATTTTTTAACTAAGGTCATTCGTTATAACCTTAAGGAAGGCCATTCGAATCCCGTGATTCTTTGCAAATTTAACGTGTTATGTATAAGTTATGATGGAAAATAGGAGGATAAGGAAATGTCAGAAATTAATCAAGAAGAACTTACTAGGGAACGTAATAATGTTGTTGCTCGATTAAAACCACTACAAGCTAAGATACAACAAAGAAATAATAGTCAAAGGAAGAAACCTAAACGTATAGATCCTAATGGAGCCATTCCCACTATGGAATGTCGTATGGCTTACTTACGAGCAGTACAGTTATACTTTCCAAAGGACAATTGGGATCATGTACATGCTTATACAATGAGTAATAAACGTAGTCGTGAAAAAGGTTTCTGGACTTTAGCTCGCTTATGTGATCTTGCGCAGGTTGACGTCAATTTGTATCTAGCTTATATGATGAGCATAGCAGAAAGGAGACCTTCAGTTGATACTCTGTGCCGTCCAGAGTTAGTGCAGAAATACAAGGTATATGAGAAGTATACACCATGAGTGACTTTACGATAGATTATCAATTACGTATGTTAGCGTGGTTGTGCGGTAATGACAGTCAGGGTATAACTCTACTACGGTTCTTAAAACTTGACTACTTTGATACTGATGTTACTTCTTGGCTATATGAAACTATTTCTAAGTTCTACAAAGAGTATCGTAAAGCACCTGATGGTAATATACTTGACTCAGAACGCCAACTACACAATACCGTATTCTTGTCAGAAACTGAAGAACACTTTACTAACTTTATACAATATACGAAACATCCTGAGACTATTAATACTAAATATGTACAAGATTCAATACGGGAGTTTATAACTACTCGACAGTTAATGCTAACGTTGAATGAACAAGAACAAGCAATTACTACAGGTGGTTGGTCTAGTGTTATTCAAGCATTACAGCGAGATCAGCCTACATTTCAACAGCCTGGATTGACAGACATTTATACTTTCTCGTTATTAAACCTGCAAGACTTATACGCTCAAGCAGGAGGTATGAAGACTAATACACAACTGATTGATTTGATACTAGGAGGGTTATATCGCAAAGAACTTACTATGTTGATGTCTGGTACTAACGTAGGTAAGAGTTTAGTATTAACTTGTATAGGAGCTAATTTATTACGTAATGGATATAAAGTACTACATGTAACTTTAGAGATGTCTATTCCTAGATCACTAGTACGGTACTTTACTAGTCTTAGTGAAGATGGAGATCAAATCGGTTATGCAGATATCATTAACTTAACTGACACCGAACATGTATTTAACTATGTAGTGAGATTACGAAATCAATACGAACACTTATTTCATATTGCTGAATTACCTACAGGCAGGGGTACTGTAGAAGATATGTACCAATTGGTAAATATTCACCAACCAGATGTACTTATTATTGACTATCTTGATTTGATGAAAGCGGCACAACAACGGGAGGCTAAACGTATTGAGTTAGCTGAGATTACTACTGATCTACGAGGGTTAGCTGTTTCACAAAACATAGCTGTATTAACTGCAACTCAAACTCGACGACAAGCCCAACATAGACGAATTATTAACTTAGAGGAGGTAGCTGAAGACTATGAGAAAGTAAGAATATCAGATAACGTAATTGGCATAGGTCAGAATCAACAAGACTCACAACGCAGCAATTTAATCATGGCAGTTGCTAAATCAAGAAATACTGAACGCGGATTTCCTCAAAGATACCTAATTGATTTCGAGCGTATGAGATTACAATTTATGCAACAACTACCAAATACATTTGCTGATGAAGAGGATGACTAATGATCTCTACAGAACAACTATCTTTACTTAAACGAAAATTTCCTAACTACGGAAAGCAGGGTAATGAATATAAGGTTATCTGTCCAAGATGTCATCCACATGCTACAGACGGTCATGGCTTAAAACTCTACATTAACTTCAAGCGAGGAGTGTTTCATTGTTTTGTTTGCGATTGGGCCGGTCCCATTAGACTACTATTTCCTATGACATCCTTTACTGTTCCAGTAGTACATCATGAGACAATTATACCTATAGAAGTATTACCTGATAGTGCAATTGAAGCAATACCTGATGGATCAATAGAATTTAAGTATCTACCTAACCAACATCCAGCAGTACAGTATCTTATAAAGCGTCGATTAAGTATAGAAACTCTACCATCACAACCTTACTATACTAGTGATTTTATTCGTCAAGGTCGTAGTTTTGGTTCTCGAATAGTCTTTCCAATATACTCCGATAATCAATATCAGGGTTTTCAAGCACGATCGCTACAAGAAGATCATCCTATAAAGTATGTAAGTGCCTTAGGTTTTAAGAAGAGTAAGACACTATACAACTGGGATAGAGCAAAGCAAGGTAAGCAGATTGTTATTACTGAAGGTATCTTTGATGCTAATCGTGTTGGTATATCCGGCGTAGCTAGTTTTGGTAAATCACTATCGGAGGTACAGATGCTGTTATTACGAGAGAGTAAAGCAACGCGTATTATTCTCTTGTATGATCGAGATGCTCTTAAAGCAAGTAAAATTATGGCCCATGAGTTAGCTCGTCGTCATAGCAATATCTGGTATGGTATTCTACCTAAGAAAGATCCAGATGAAATGGATGAGCAAATCCTGCATTCATTTCTAGCAGCAGGACTTTCACCGTTTAATTCTACGGGGTTACAGAGGGCTTTTTAATAGTTTACAATATCGTCCTTGACTTTGCATCCGGGTTATCTTATAATGTTTTTTAATAGTTTTATAAAACTGATTCTAAATTAACTTGAGGAGGACAGTATGCCAGGTAAGATTTCGTTGAAAGAACTGTTGAATAAGCCAACAGAACAGATTGTGCAGGAGACTATCGCCCCAGTACCTATTGAAGCATCTGCAGTTGAACCAGTTGAAGCAGCTGAAGGAGATCTGCATCCAGAGTCAGATATGGAAGAAACCACAGAGGCACCACAAGCTGCATCCAGTAATGGTAATGGCGAAGATACAGCTCATGAGGAAGAAGAGTCCAAGTTTAATACTGCTCTATTGAAGGGTGTAGTTACTAGTGCCGAGAAGGGTACTACCTTTACTGTAGAAGGTACTGCATTTACTGTTACAGGTATTAGTCCAGGCAACAATCGCGTATTCCTTTCTACCTCTGATGGTAAGAAGCTTAGTACTTCTCTTTCAAAGCTCCTTGGCCAAGAGGTTCCCTTTGATTGGAAGAAGGGTGATGTGGTTCGATATAAAGAACAAGAGTTTACTGTTCAAGGTTTGAATCCAGCATCCAATAATATCCTGTTAGTTATCGAAGGCAAGCAGAAGTTGGTTAAAGTTAATAAGGTTACCAAGTTATCTTCTGCACCAGTAAATGCTATGGATCCAGCTCCAGTAGCTTCTGCGTCTCCCGCAGCGTAAATGACCTCGTAGTATAAACCCCCTATAAGTATAGTACGCCGTAGAAAATACGGCGTACTATTTTTTGGAGTAGTTGATGGCTCATGAATCTATTGCTACAACTCCTGAAGTAACAGTTGATGACGCTCTTGGTAACTTACTGACTTCTTTTCTAAGGCGTAATGGTACACCTGGTAGTGCTATTTATGCTATACCTGATGTACCTTCTTTAGTACAACACATTAAAGCTCTCATACAATGTCCTGTATGCTCTAGAGCTTGGAGACTGGCTCCATATCCTGAATATCAGATCAAGTTGCAAAAACTGGAACAGGGTGCTAAGGTACCTTTGAGGCATCATGATAACGACGCTGGTTTTGATCTCTATTCACTTTATACTATCGATTTACCTCCTATGGAGGTAGTAGAAGTACAAACAGGGTTTGCTCTAGAAATGGCTGATTGTTTATATGCTACTATTGAAGGACGTAGTAGTTTTAACCGACAAGGAATTATAGTACTACGACCTACATACGATGCTGGATTTCGGGGTCCAGTATCTGCATTGATGATGAACTTATCACCCCATTTATATACAATACAGAAGTGGGAGAAGTTCGCACAGATGATCTTCCATTACCGATTACCTATAAAGATATCAGCAGTTAATGAATTAAACCCTTCTGAAAGAGGTCAAGGCAAATACGGCTCGTCTGGTAAATTCTAGAATGATTTCAATGACTTAGCGGATTGCATATGATGGGAGTTTATTTACCTTTACATAAGGCACCCGAAGTATTCTTTTTAGTTGATCGAGATATCTATGAAACCTATGGACATAGGAAATGGTTTGGTATATGGGACGAAACAGGACAACGATATTATGTAGCGACTTATCGTAAGAAAGGGGAGAACTTTCCTAGAATATTTATGCCAATACATCGTTTGATTATGAATGCCCAAAAAGGACAAATAGTAGATCATAAAGATACGAATGGCTTAAATAACTTAAGAGAGAATCTGCGTTTTGCTACTAGCAGTCAAAATCAAACTAATGGTAAGAAAAGAAGAACTTATGGACAACAACGATGTACTAGTCGATTCAAAGGAGTATCTTGGCATCGAACAAAGACTAGTAATCATTGGCTCGTAGGAATTAGTACTAATGGAAAATGGATTCATGTAGGTGTTACTCAAGACGAAGAAGAAGCAGCTCGTATGTATAATAGAGTTGCTCAACAATACTATGGTGAATTTGCTAAATTGAATGAAGTAACTCCAAGGTTCTAACTATGCCTGATTTACAATTACCTACAAATATACAATTCGCACAAAGATTTGAAGACTCAACAATCACTGACTTTAAGTGCCAGAAATGTCCCCTATGGGAAACTTCAGTTGCCGGTGGTCGTAGTAGTGGTAAGATAATGCGTTCAGGTGTGTATGGTAGAGGTACTGGACGTAACGGTTTACTTATTTATGGTGAAGCATTAGGACATACTGAAATCATTATAGGTAGGCCTTTTGTAGGAGATGCAGGTAAACTACTATCCGAAGTACTTAGTGAAATAGGTATAGTAGAATCTCAATCCTATATAACCAACACGGTTCGATGCAGACCTCCTAGTAATAGAGTTCCTGTTGCAAGTGAACAGGATATATGTATGGAGAATCACTTTACTAAAGACTTACCCGCACCTGACTGGAAACCTAAACTTGTATTAACTCTAGGAGCAGTAGCTTTACGATCTATGCTCCACATGCAGAAGATTAGTGAACGAAGGGGTATCTTTTATGATTCACCAATGTTTGCTGGAGTCAAGACTCTCTGTACTTACCATCCAGCTGCTATTTTGCGTAAGCCAGAACTGTATCCCATACTTCGTGATGATATCAGACGCGCTAAAGATTATCTCAACGATACTGATAGAGGCGATCTACCGCCGGTAACAAACATTCAAATTCGTACTCGTACTGACTTTCTAGAATGGATGGACTATTTACTTAGTGCAGATCCAAGACCGGCATTATCAGTAGATATAGAAAGTACTGGTTTGAATTATCGTAAAGACAAAATCGTTTCAATCAGTATGTCTTTTTATAGTGAAGACAATTATGTATCTCTAGCCTTTCTAACAGATGCTAGACCAGAGTGGTGGCACTTAAATCTAACAGATAAACAAAGTCTTGAGTTTAAGCTACTACAGACTTTACTGGAAAGTAGTAAACTTACTTTTCAGAATGGAGACTTTGATACTAAGTTCTTTTGGTACAACGGTATTCATGCAGTAAGTAATATCGATACTTTAGATGCTCATTACTTGTTAGATGAAAATTCACCTCATGGGTTGAAGCATCTAGTAAGTATGTTCTTACCTAAAGCCGGTGGTTACCAGCAGAAGATCTTAGAGGTGATTGGTGGTGATTGGGATATCCAACTAGCTTCTGTAAAGGATCTATTAGAGTACAACGCCAGTGACGCTTTCTTTACTCATCTACTACGAGATAAGTTTCTAGACATGTTAAAGCATCAGGGTCTTAAAGACTTATTTGAGCAGCACGCTATGCCTCTCAAACGAGCTTTAACCTGCATGTCGTATCGTGGTATTCGAATGGACAGAGATCGTATTATGCGACTGTCTGAGACTTATCGCAAAGAGATTAAAGAGAAGGAAGAAAAACTCTATGATCTAGTAGGCCAACGTTTCAAATACACATCACAATCACAACTTATTAAAGTACTCTATCAAGATTTAGGATTACCCGTATACAAAGAAACTAAAACAGGTCCTTCTACTGATAAAGAAACAATGGAAGAGCTTGCTAAGTTACATCCAGTACCGGCATTAATTGTTTCGTTAAGGCATGCTCGTAAAATGTGTCAGACTTACTTAGATGGTAACGATGGTATATCAGAAGATAAGGGTACTGGTATTCTAGGACACTTAGATGAATATGATAGAGTGCATGCTAGTTTCTTAACACATGGTACTACTTCAGGTCGATTAGCTAGTAAAGAACCTTCATTATTAAACATACCTAGAGACTTAGAGTTCCGTAGATGCTTTATACCTCAACAAGGTTGGCAATTCATTAACGCAGATTACAGTCAAGCAGAGTTAATACTATTAGCATATCTATCTAAAGATCCTTCTTTCATCAATGCAGTAACTTCAGAAGACTTGCATACTAAGGTTTTACGTACACTAGTAGGTATAGATGAAAGCGTCCCCATTGATAAAGAGATGAGGAACTTCGCTAAAGCTATTAACTTTAGAAAAGCATACGGAGGTGGTTCTAAAGGCTTAGCAGCACAACTAGGTGTTGAAGAAGAACTAACTGCTAGTTGGTATAAGAAATGGGATGCAGCATATCCCGGTATTCCTGAATGGATGGAATCTCAAGCAACTCTATGGCAAGTAAAAGGTGAGGTAGTAAGTATCTATGGTAGGAAACGTAGATTTCCAAATCTACAAGTATTAGCTATAGCCGATCCAAAGAGGGCTAGAGAACAACAAGGGTATTATGATCGACTATCTATTAACTTTCCTTGTCAAGCAGGGGTAGCTGATACCATGAATCGTACTCTTAGATTGCTTCATTATTACTTAAATAGAATTTGGCCTTGGTCACCTAGTACTATGTACAATCATCCAGGTGCAGTATTAACAGTACATGACGAATTACTATTTGAATCTCCAGAAGAACTAGTGCCCGATATGTGTGAGTTGATACGCGGAATAATGTCTTTACCATTACCTATGATTGGCATTTCACTTAAGTCTGAAATGAAAGTACTTTCTACATGGGGAGGCGACGTTTAATGAAACGCATTGATATTCTAAGTATGGCTTTATCTACAGGTTTAATAGTTTCTCTTTGGTATATGAGTAGACTCAACAATCGATTAGAAGGACTTGAAGAGTCAGTACTTAAACTTGAAACCCTAAACCAAGAACTTAATGACTTAAAGAATCGAACTGTTATTCACCAAATTGAACACATTTTACATTAGAGGTACTATATGCATACCATGGGAGTTTATGTTGTATTATCTAATAAACCAGAACTAGCTTTCTTGGTAGATAGAGATGTGTACGAAACTATAGTTATTGGACGTACTTGGTATGGTGAACTAAATGGAGGTCGTTATTATCCAACTACTTGGGGAAATAATGGAGCTGTTAAATTACATCGAATAATTATGAATGCTCAATCAAGACAAAGGATAGATCATAAAGATACCGATAGCTTAAATAACTTACGATTTAATTTAAGAGTAGCCACAGCGTCGCAAAATGGTAGTAATAGTATTAAGAGTAAGACATATAACTCTCAAACTTGTACTAGTCAATATAAAGGTGTATATTGGAACCGACGTAGTTGGGTTGTGGGTATTGGTGTAAATCGTAAATGGTTTTATCTAGGCAGTTCTAAAGATGAAGAAGAAGCAGCTCGAATATATAACAGAGCTGCTCGGGAACACTTTGGAGAGTTTGCTAGATTTAATAACGTAATTCCAATTTTTTGATACTGGAGATTCATTATGCGACTTGTGTTTACTGGAGCTCATAGTACTGGAAAAAGTACTCTACTGAAAGCTTTAGTAGAGAGATATCCTCCAATCTGTACGGAACATGTTATTTGGGACGGTACTGCTAGGGCTATCCATAATAATCCAAAATGGACTCGAAAGAAGAAGCAGACTAAACTTAACAATTGGTATATCTGGAATCATTGGAAGGAGAGAAATTATATTGCCTCTCGATCTATTTATGATACTTTAGCTTATAGTCATCTAACAGTAGGATTCTGGCATCACGATCAACGATGGATGTGGGCACTTAAACATATCAACTATAATGAGGTTTTTTACATACCCGTTGAATTTGGTTTAGTTGATGATGGTGAAAGATTCAAAGGTGAAGACTTTCAACAAGAAGTGGATCAAGAGATTAAACGAATCTTAGATTATCACCGAGTACCTTACAATACTATTACTGGTACTGTTGAAGATCGCGTACAACAGATTGCTAATATCTTAGGTCTACCTTATATTCCAGAGGGAGGAGAACCCCTTGATGCTTAAGCCAGGTATATATCAACCTATACCTTTATCATTGTTTGAAAACGATAAACTACCTAGTACTAATTTAATGTTTGTCGAAGCTCCTGATCTATTAAAAGATCCAGAGTATCTTCGTTACATTAACGTAGCTACTACAGAAACTACTATACTGGATTGTGGTGTAGGTGCTTCTCCAGATTTGAATAACCCAGAGGCCCATCTTTCGAGAGATCCTCACTTCGGTGTACGTTATCTAAGACTAGCCTGTTTACTTAAACCACAAGTATTAGTTATACCTGATTCCTTAAATGAAAGTGAACAAACAAAGCATAACCTAATTGACTATTTATCTCTATTAAAGAAACACGACGTACTACGACATCAAGCACTTATGTACGTCCTGCAGGGTAAGACAACTGAGGAAGCATTGAAGCAAGTTACTTTAACATTGATGCATCCTAACATTAAAGTTATTGGAGTACCGAGAGTATGTACTTTCTTTAATCCTAAACATAAAGACTTAACAGGTGATCAATATACAGAAGCTAGAATTACTTTCATAGATAAATTGTTAGACTTAGTAGGGAGTTCTAGGCAAATACATATGTTAGGTATGAATTCTATCGACGAACTAAGATATGCAGGTGAGCGCGGTTTAACTATTGATACTCGGTGGGCTACTTTATATGCCTTATACGATATACGTATTACTGATCCACGACCTGCTACTCGACTAAATGTTGACTTAACAGCTTTTATATCTACTAAGATGTGTGACTCTATAAGACAAAACATGCACGATTTAATAGAGATGTACGCTCATTATTATAACCCTACATATATCCGAAAGGAAAGTTATGTCTGACGAATCTTTTGTTACCGATCATGACTTAAAAACCATCGACAGTTTACTACGTATTAACGAAGCTAACATACAACATGAATTAGCCAGTGTAGCCTCATACTATTTTCACTACAGTAACTTAGCTGTTGAAGCTGAACTCTACGCGGAAAAGCTAGAGTTAACACTATCCACTGTTGAGACGAAAGTAGCTCGTGCGGTTAAATCTGGAAATACGAAAGGAGAAGCTAAAGAAGCAGATATTAAAAGAGCATGTCGTGAAGATGAAGAATGGCTAGCTGAACAAGATAAGCTACTAAATATGCAACGTTCAGCAAAAATACTATCAAAGATAGCTATAGCCTTTGATATGAAAAGTAAAATGTTAATGTCTCTTAACAGACGCGACTTACATAAGACTGAAAATCATCTATAGAAGGAGTTACAGTATGGCTTACTATGCATTTAAGAAAGACAATCAATCTAAAGAATCTCCAGCACAAGGTGAAAGTTTTCTCAAGGTACCTCGTGAGCGACAATTTCTACCAGCTGAGAAACAATATCGTATTCGTATTATGCCACCTTGGTCACCTGAAGGCTTATTCTCTCGAGGTGTTAAAACGCATTGGAGAGTAGGCGTTACTCAACTATCGTTTGTTTGTCCTGATGTTTTCGAATTAGGTAGCTGTCCTCTATGTCCTACTTACTTATACTTACGTAACGATTACGATAACAATAAAGCAGATGTTGATAAGTCTCGACCAGCAAGACGTTGGTATTCTAATTGCGTAGTACTAAACGAAGCTGGAAAAGGTGTACAGGTATATGCTTATGGTAAGAAGGTATACAGTATGCTTATGGGTTTCGTAGAGTCTGGAGATTACGGAGATATTACAGATCCAGCAAATGGTTATGATCTAACGTTAATCCGTACAGGTAGTGGTAGGCAAGTAAGTGATGTACTGTATCCTGGTAAAGCACCTAAGGCTATTGATGATCCTGCGTGGCTAGATGACCTCTTTGATCTAGATGCAGTATTCCTAAGACCGTCTTTAGATGATGTAAAGGCAGCTGTAAATACTATCCAATGGGACACTTACAGTCCTGGAGGAGGTAAGAGTACTTCTATTCCTGCCCCTACAGCTAAACCACCAGCTCCTATGGATCCTAAGATTGCAGCTATGTTAGGTGATGCTTTACATAATAAACCTACTACTATGACTCCTGCTGTAGAAGAAGCTACTCAGGAAGCTGTAGAGGCTATAGCTAAACCACAACAAGCAGAGTTACCTCTTGCTCCTTCTGATCAAGGTCAGAATAAGGTAGCTGATCTAAATGCTTTAGAACAACGTCTTCGTGCAAAGTTAGGTACACCGGCATCAACAACTGAAGCATAACAAGGGAGTATAACAAGTGGAAGATGGTACACTGCAATTGATTCAAAAGACTGTGACCTCATTTAATAAGCAGTTTGGCGATGACTCTGCAGCTACTCTAGCCGCTTCGTTTGGTCCCGATCAGGTTAAAGGATTTATCCCAACAGGTAATCTAGCAATTGACTGGTGCATCGGTCGACCGGGTTTTCCGATCGGCCGTGTATCAGAAATTGCTGGACCTTACTCTAGTGGTAAGTCTACTATTCTGGCACAAACGATAGGGCTGGCTCAAGCTCAGGGCGTTGTTTGCATTCTCTTTGATACTGAACATTCTTATAATGAAACGTGGGCTAAGTTATACAAGGTACAGCCTGATGAACTAATCCTTGTTAAACCAGAACATCTTGAACAGACATTCGATCAAATGATCTTTATTGTTAACCTTATCAAGAAAGAGCGAAGTACCACTCCCATGTTCATCGCTGTGGATAGTATTTCAGCTGTACCTGCATCTGCAGAACTAGCTCAAGAGGATTCAACAGAAGGTAAACAACGAGCACTACATGCAAAGATTATCTCAGAAGGATTACGTAAACTAACTAATCTTATTTGGGACGAGAATATTGCTGTTGTATTTGTTTCACAAATGAAAGATAATCCTGCAGCTATGTTTGGTGGTAAGAGTAAACTTGGAGGGCATGCCATTGAGTTTCATGCAGCTTTGCTATTAGAAACTAAGAAGCTAGCTACTAAGAAGAAGGATTCTGTTAAGGCTGAAAAAGACGCTGGCGGTGAAGTAGTTGAAAGTGCTAAAGCGAAAACGATAGGACAGATTATCCAAATACAATGCGTCAAGAATAAATTCGTTCCTCCTTTTAGAACGCGTACCTTTGATCTCTTCTTTGATGAAGGTATCAGACCTTATGAAATCGCTATCGACTTCATGGCAGATAAAGAATTACTAGACTGGGTACGTAGAGAAAAAGGATGGTATGTGTTTGATGGAGTTAACCATCGTAAAGATGAATTGGCTAGTAAACTAACACCGGATGTACTAGAAACTATTTATGAAACATTAAAGATTAGGCCAAAGGTTATAGCATGAACGATATTGAAGAACTATTATCATCGCAGCGAGTAGTTGAGAAGTTCTGGTTAAATCCAGAACAGTTACAAAAACACTTTGATGGCGATAACCATAGTACTGAATTACTATTGCAGAAGATGCATTCAACGCCTGGTGATATTTTACTATGCTGGCCTACTAGTACAGAAATGTATTATAAACTTAGAGACTGTCTTAGTTTATTTCACACCAATTTAGCTCAGTTGGGTGTTCGTGTAGTTTTACTACCACCTGACGTATCTCAACAAGATGTTGTTATAAGAACCGTAATAGCTGAAGACTTAATTTCTATATTACAAAAGGAGGAGACGTGTTAACACAAGAACCTACTGCTATAATAACAGGTGCCTGCGGCTTTGTAGGAGCCGTCATGGCTGCTAGACTAAAGGAATCAAGCTGGAGAGTTATTGGAATCGATAGTTACGCTCGTGGCTTGAATGCTCCTAGACTAGCAGAGTTCGGTATCAAGGTACTTGAGCTTGATTGTATGAATGGTATCAAGGGTATATTAGATGAAGTGAAACCTCAAGTAGTTTTTCACTTTGCTGCTGCGACTGGTGATTTAACTAGACCTGTAAGCGAGTTGATTGCTACTAATGTAGATATGACTAAGCAGATCTTTGAAGAATGTATAAGCATGGCTGAGCCTCCATTGTTTGTTTTCCCTACTACATCACTTGCCTTAGGCGTACCTGACAGCAGTTATGTAGAAACTAAAGAGATGGCTATTAGATGGTTACGAGCACACAAAGCAAAAGATCAAGCCTTACTATTCCGCTTCTTTAATAACTGTGGTGGTTATAAGGGTTTAGGTGAGCTTCGTAAAAATGAAGTTCATGCTCTACCTGCTTTATATAAAGCCTGGAAAACTAGACAACCCTTTTACATTAACGGTAATGACTACGAGACTAAAGATGGTACGCCTTCTAGAGATTACATTCACGTAGTAGATACTGTTGATTGGATTCGCTATTGTGTGCGTAAGAAGCAACAGAAGGAATTAACTGTTGCTACCGTAGATGGTCTAATTGAAGTAGGATGCGGCTATCCTCGAACTACTCTAGATGTTGTTAATGCTTTCTCAAAAGCAGTAGTTAGCTTAAAGCTACATGATGTTGCAGAAGATCCTATAATAGTACGCACAGAGATGAGAGCTCGTCGTAACTTTGATTGTGGTATGTTAGCCTGTAGTTCAGCAGGACAGATATGGGCACACAGAGCTCCTTTTAATCTTACTAACATGATGCATGATGCTATTCAAGTATTTGAAACTATGCCTCCTACTGTTCAATAAGGTCTACCATGTCAGCACTAACAGATGAGATTCGTTCTAAGATAGCAAAGGCTAGCGGTCTGAAAGGTGGGTTCTATGAACGAGATGTAGCTAAGAAAATCTGTACATTCTTTGGAGCTAGTTCTAAAGATTGGACTCAGTACTTTAATCGAACCAGACGTACTACTGGAGGTCAGCCAGATGGGGATCTCTTTCCAAAGAATGAAATGGCTAATATCTGGTTCGGTAGTGGTATGGGTCCTATTGAAACTAAGTATCGTAAAGAATGGGCTTTCGATCAACTGTTCAAGAATCCAGAAGGTTGTCACCTAACTAAGTATTGGCTTAAGAGCAATGCAGATACTGGCTCTGATAGTTCAATTGTAGTATTTTCTAAAGCACATGTTACAGATTATATACTAACAGTTTACAATGAGGTAGTTACCCCACCTGTCATTTTGTACAGAGCTGCAGAAACGACACTAATTATCTGTACACTAACTAACTTCTTACAGAGCATTTGGCCAGACCCACCAACTATCCGCTAGTCATAAGTACTAACCACTGTAGGTTCAGCTACAGTGGTTAGTACTCTCCCTTGTTTTCCTGCTTGATTTATGCTATCATTAGTATACCGCTAGCATTTCGGCACTAATCCCCTACTATAGGAAGTATTTATGAGTAAGATCCTAGATCAAAACCGTAGAGATATGGCTTTCCGTCTGTACGCGCGCTACAAAGATATGGAACAGGTAGCTCATGAAACAGGCATTCCTCTGGCAACTCTACAGAGTTGGCGCAGAACGGAGAGTTGGGATACTAAGCTTAGAGATTTAAGAGCTAAATTGCAGGCTTCATTAGGCACATTACAGAGAGCTCGGGAGGATGAAGTACTACAAGATATGGTTTCTGATCTAAAGTTACTAGAGTTTCTAGAACTACAGATCGGCGAAGCTATGTTAAAGCATAACATTAGGCCAACTACATTCAAAGATGTTATCTCTGGTCTAGATTTTATCATGAAACAGAAGCGTCTTATCACCGGACGCGCTACGGAAATTAGTAGTGCTCCACTACCAGCTAACAGTATTGATAGTCCTGAAGAAGTACAGCGACTAGGACAAATGCGTCGTCTACTAACTGACAACGAAGGTATTCCTCCAACAGACATAGAAGAGGAAGTATCTCCTAAAAACACTACTAGTGAGATAGTGCATTAAACATGTTAGCAGAACCTATTAGGAAAAAGCAGACAGAAGTTAGTAACGATCAGTTACAGAATCAAGTGTTAGAGCTCTGTAGAGCAGACTCTAACATTATGGTACAGTATATCTTTGACTATAAAAATGCACCGATGCATAAGTCTTGGCATAAGTTTATCGATACTCATCAGTATGGTGAACTATTAAGCTTTCGTGATTCGGGTAAGACTGAGAATGTTGCTATCGGTCGTACACTCTGGGAGATAGGTAACAATCCAAATGTTCGTATTAAGATTGCGACTGAGTCTGAAGACTTAGGTACAAAGATCCTATCTCGTATTTCAGCAACCGTATTAAAGAATGCAAAGTATAAACAAGTCTTTCCCAATATAAAGAAATCTAGCATTGGTAGTTGGTCACGAACTTCAATTACTGTAGATCGTACAGTAGATCATAAAGATCCAACAGTTGAAGCAGCTGGCGTCTTAACAGCAGCAACTGGAGGTCGCGCAGATATCATATTCTTTGATGATATCGCAGGTATGCGTAATACCTTATACTATCCACGTATGAGAGAGCAGGTTAAAGAATCCTTCTACTCTAATTGGATGAACATGTTAGATGGTCCTAAAGGGCGTTGGTATCTAACAGGTACCCCATGGCATATTAAAGATATCGTTTCCGAGTTACGAGCTAATAACTCTATACCAAAGTCAAAAGAAATAGCTATTCCTGATACTTTTGAAAGTCCTTGGCCAGAACGTTTTCCTAGTGAATACTTCAAAGAGAAACTAAAACTTATTGGTCGTAAGCATTATAACCGCGCCTATAGATTGATTCCTCTAGATGAAGAAGAAGCCTGGATTACAGCGGGGGCTATTGATCTCTGTAAAGACTTTAACTTGAAGCATCAAGACATTTGCGATAATAAAGAGATTCCAAAGTTTACAGGAGTTGATTTAGGACATCGATCTGGCCCTGAGAGTTCACCTACTGTAGTCTTTACTATTGCATTGCTACCTAATGGTAAACGAGTACCTTGTGATATTAAGATCTCTAGAGAAGCTTCACCTCTAGAAATAGGTCGAGTTATTATTAACACAGCTGCAGAACTAAAGCCAGTACGTATTAAAGTTGAGAACGTAGGCGCACAACAATACCTAATTGACTTAGTTAAGACATTAGGTCCAGGTGACTTTGATATTAAAGGACATCATACTAGCTCTCAAAAGTTTGATCCTACATTAGGGGTACCCGGATTACTAGCAGAGATTGAAAATGGTAAGTGGATTATTCCTTTAGGCTCAGGTGGAGACCACGATGATACTTGCCAATGTGTTTATTGTTACTGGCAACGAGAGTTAATGGATTTCCCATTAGGTTCATATGATACCGTAATGGCTTGTTGGCTCGCTTTACAGGGATTACGGGAGATTAAAGAAACAGCAAATGCAGGTGGAAATTTTAGTTTGTGGAGTTGGGGCTCCAATGCTTAACAAGTAGGGGGTACGACAGGTGCCAATTTATGATCCTCAAGGTAATCTTATTTCGAAAGCAGGTCCGACAAAGCAACAATTAGATGAGAACGCTAGTACCATACGTAAGATTTATGGGCGCAATCGAGTATCTGAGTTTAATGAATACTCAGTTATGTTTCCTTTCCCAGCATCTCTGGGACGCATTGGCTATAATACTTTGCGGTATTTGTATGAAACTTCTTCTTCAGTGCGCCCTGCCGTAGATAGTATAGTTCGTGAAGTATCGGGTACACCTTGGACTATTGCTTATCGAGATCAGTTATACCATTCTGATGCAGATATTGATCGAGTTGAGTACTTTCTTAGAAATGTAAATCTTGACGATGAAGACTTAACGATACTAATTTCTAAGTTCGTTAACGACCTACTGGTAGTCGGTAAGGGTGTAATTGAAAAAGTACGTCCTGTTACCGGTAATGGTTTAGTTGAATTAGTAGCTCGAGATGCTGCTTTATTCCAACCCCTACGTAATCGTGAAGGTACTGGTATTGCTGCTTATGTAGAAATGAAATATGGTAGTACTCAAATTCATGACTACTATAGTAAGCAAGATTTAATCTACAGGTTATACACCCCCGTCAGTTATGCTCATATGCCCCTACCTATCATTGAGACGATTATCAATGAGATCTCTCTACTAATGTTAACTGTAAAAAACATTGCTTGGAACTTCATGAACGATGAAATTCCTCCAGGTTTATTACACTTAGGAAACATTGGTGAAGTAGCTTTGAATCGGGCAAAGGAAAGCTTCCAGGCAGCAAGAGGACCAGAATCTCAATCAAAGTTAAGAGTGGTAGACAACGTAGATAAGGCAGCTTGGATTCAATTCACTAGACCTTTCAGAGAGATGCAGGTTGCAGAATTAATACCTATCATTGAACGTATCGTAGCTCGTAACTTTGGACGGACAGCATCCGAAGAAGGTATTACTGATTCAGGTAGAGGTACACCTCACGGTTCAGAAAACGAATCACAGAATAGATTGATTGTACCTTTAACTAACATGATTGCTCAGGCATTCACTCGTAAGGTTGTAAGTGAGTTTAATAGTGAATTGTCTTTTACATACGTACATGCTCCATTAGATAGTCTTGAGACTATTACGGGTAGTTTGTTATCTCTACAACGTGGAGGTATTTACTCCCGTAATGAAGTACGAGCTGCTTTAGGTCAGCGACCTATTAAAGGTGGTGATGTCCGTACAGTTATCTTAGGTAACGAAGTTGTACCCATTGACGATGAGGGATTACCAATCTATCGTAATCCTGCCGTTGGAGCTGACGGTGGTGAAAGTGACGGTGTGGTTGTGCCTCCTCCTTCTGCACAAGCTGCTGCTGAAAGAAAACGTAAAGAAGAAGAAGGTAAGAAACCCAAAGAAGAGAAAGAAGAAGACGATGAGCAAGAGTCTATGTTAGATGGTGAGAATTTAACAGATGCTTTACAATCTGCTAAAACAAAACGAGATAAATATCGAATGCCGGGTACTAGTGCTTATCGTAGAAAAATACAACAGTTAAGTGAAGAGTTTAAGATCACGGATGATCAAGTTACCGCTATGTTGGAAGACTAATGTTACAATTTGAACCCCAAGGTCAAAATCGCCTAGGTTTACTTGAACAGCATTTACGTCTTGCAAATGAACCTGTAGAGGATAAATCAATCCCTGCTACTTTATTAGATGATCCAGCAGAACCAGACGATCCCGAGATTATAGCTAATCTCATGTATGTGCCTGAAAGGGAACATACTCACTATCTAACTCTTCAACGTATTAGAAAGAGTACTTATAAAAAGTTATTACCTGCTTGGGAAAAATACAAAAGAAAGTTAGCTAGTCTATATATACGAAAAGATGCCGGAGAACGCCCTAGTCCTTTTGATGAGTATTTCACGACAGCTCGAGCAGTGATGTCAAATACTATTGGTCAAGGTATCGCAGCTGGAGATAGTTACTTTAGAGATACCTTTGCACTACGCGGATTAAACGATGAGCAGCAAAATAAGATCCGTGATCAGTATCTAGATACCTTCGATAGTCGTTTTGTTAGTACCTATCGAGATAAAGTACAACGTGAGTTAGATGACAATAAACCCTTCGATGGCTTTGAAGCTATAAATAATACTCTGACTAGATTTAATAGCATACTACGTGCTTATTCAAACATTGCTACTTCAATTGGTTATGATACTTTTACTAGTGAAGTAGGAATGCTTAATGTTGCTTTACATTCAATGGGTTTAGAAGCTCAGAAAGCTTTAGTACAATGGGTTTTACTTGACGGAGTTAGTCATAGTTATGATTGTCTAAATTTAGCAATAGCTCCAGGCGTAGACGGTACACCGGGTGTATATGATCCTAATATGTTGATTGATACAAATACTATGCCCGGATCGGTAATGCTTGATTGTGGTGGTAATTGTAAGTGCCATCTATCACCTGTTCAAAGTAATCGTGTTGTTCCACGAGCTAGATCTGCATCTCCTATCTTTACGGCAGAAACACTTGCGGATACGGATCATTGGAAGATTGATCCTAACATGACTCCTGATGAATTCAAGGGTATGTTTGCCTCAAAGAACTGGATCGGGTCAGGAGAAGGACAGACACCCAAATGGATCTTAGATTGGATGGCAGAAGAACCTACTATTAGACGTAAAGATTTATGGCAACACCTGGATGACTTTGCTATAACTGACGATGAGGGTGTGCTTGGCCCAGGATTTGGAAGGAGGGGTGTTAGTTTTGATATCCAAAGGTCAGAAGGAGGCTGGCAGTCTTATGGAGGCATTACTCATTTAACACCAGCGGAAGTAGCAGGCAAGCGTGTTATGCATGCAAATGATATTGTCGTATATATTAAAGTTGATGCTAAAGTCTACGATAAATACAAACTAGGAGAACTACCCAGTGAAGGTAGTATAGATCCTTATATACCTAGGTCTGAGATTCCTGCTGATATTCTTAAAGCTAGTATGAAAACTCTAGTTCATGAGTTAGGTCATAGTCTATGGTTCTACCCCACCGACATACAGCACTCATTTGGCGCTTTAGATTTTCGCATAGCTGGTGGTTGGGCTGAAAATACCGTAACAAAAGAAGCAACTGAAAAGTTATCAACTCTATTAAATTCACATTATGACTCATTAGTCCATAGAGTTGGTACTAAACTTTTACAGGCTATAGACGATCCTGATTTCCGAGCCCAATTTATTGCACAGTATAAGACTGATGTAGGTATAGATATTATTAAAAATTGGATCATTGAGAAGCCAACTACCATGTTTCATGATCTTTGGAATATGCAAATAGGGGGAGGTGGTGTGAAGGGGGGTCTGGGGCATCGGGGTATTCTAAAGCAACTTAGTGATTTATTAGAATCTACTGGTATTATGCTAGAAGAAGGAGGCCAGTTATTTAGTAGTTATTCGTTACATGATGTTAATGAATACTGGGCAGAGTTGTTTTCACAAATAGTTCTTAATCCAAAAGCGGCTATGATTTATAATCCAGAAATTACGCAGCAAATGGGTAAGTTATTTCCTGAATTATTTATCTCGGCTAAAACAGGAAAGAAATATTTAGATATTCCTAGTCAAGTAGCACCTGAGATGAGAAATGCCTTATTGGACTTTAACTATGATAATGTATTCTTACCCAACAGCACTTTTAGTAAACTACTAGAACGAATAACAATCAATACATCTGCGGTTACTAAAGCTGAAATAGCAATTGCTATGAAAGAAACTGTTAAGCATAATCCACATTTCTTTCGCCATGAGTTTATTGAGAATGCTGATATTGTTATTATTGACTCTGAACAAATGGGTCGCTTGACTAAGAACAAATATGCTGTCTCTCTTTTTGAAGATAATACTTTATATATTAACTATAGTCAATGGCAGCATGCTGTACCAGAAAATCGAATAGCCGAAATGACTGATGCTGTTGGAGCATCTGTATATGCTAGAAACAGGAAGATACAGCCGAAGGTTCGTAAAGTATATGAAGAATCAGTTCTAGACTCTTTACGAACAGTCTTAGCAGATATGGAAGATATTATGGAAGATGTCGATAGTGATGCTGACGAGGCTACAGCAGATGCCGCAGGTCTACTATCTGAGTATATCCAAAGTATTGATGCTGGTACTCAGAAGTTCAGTATCAAGGGATGGATGAAAATGTATGAGGATAATGATGAAATACCTTATGTATTCAAGCGGTTAGTGAATGCACCGATATTAAGTACTGAGAGTTTAGCAAGTCCGGCAGCTTTCTTTAAGAAATGGTTTTCGACTTACATTAGTACCCCGCATGTAGCTCACTGGAAATATAATGGTAAGATGACTGATATCTTACGTACTTTACTAAAGGATGATCTAGACACAGTAACTGATATCTTCGGTGAAAATGGTTTAGATATTACTCCTGAAGAAATAGATCGATTAATAAAAGGATAATAACGGATATACATATGGCTGAACTAAAAACAGTCCCAACATTAGAACAGCTTAGTAGCGCCTTCAGTAAAATTGCTAAAATTATGAATATTACCCGTAAGGGTATTATTGTTAACTTACTTGGACAGCGAGTCGGTCAGTGGCAATGGACTAAAAGTCGCATGATGATTACTCCAGACAGGGATGAAAACTTTATAAAAGAGTTAGATACTCTAAAGGCTGACGGTGTTTCTGTAAGTACCTTTTTACAACCAACTGAAGATGCTGAAGTTCTAGATGAAAATACTGAAACTGCCGGTCGGTATATAATCGTACGAGTACCTCTAACTAAAATAGCACCTGGACAGTTAGATCAGTATCTTAAAACTAAGGGATATTACTTAATTGACTATACTAAAACTATGCCGGGTGTTCGTGTATAAAGGAGATGTTTAATGCTTACTATTCATAACCATATGTTCAATGACTCTTTCTATCTTGAGAAGAGTGTAGTAGATGAAACGTCTTGGTTACAGAAAACTAGTACTTTAACTCACAGACACGTATACGTACCTAGCACTGATGGCCAGTTAAAGGTTACGGCTAAGACGAATAAATCGTCTTATACTAATCTTAACAAATTAGATATAGAATTGTTTGATCATAATAATAGTCGTATTGCTCAGTTAATCTTACATGTACCTAATCCATCTACTTTAGATGACGTACGTTTAGGCTTATTAGAAGGATTACTTGTTGCTCGTTTTGCTTCAGAGACCACTAGATCAGTAATAGGTAATACTGAGCATCCTACTCCTAAACACTTAGATGAATTGCTAACAATATACGCAGGGGTAAAGATTGTATTTGAAAACGACTTTATCAATCCTCGTAATGAAATACAAGGTCGACCTGTTGTTCTCTTATCCGGAGGTATTGATTCAACTGCTTTACTTTGTCAATATCAAGGTCAATGTGATGCCCTAACTATTGCTTATGGACAATCTTCATTTGCACAGGGTATCTGGAATGAAAAGCAATCCGTAAAGGCATTATGTGAAATATTTGATAAGGCTTACGATACTTCAATAAACCTTACTTATGGCAATCACGCATTCAAGATCTTTAAGCATTTACGAATGTGGAGTAAGTCATTCAACAATCTATTCTTAGGAGTACATGGGTCTATTCTGTGTCCTGATCAACCACTACTATTAGGCATACAAAGAGATGATACTGAACACGATTGTAATGCAGAATTGATTGATGGGTTTCGTGAGCTTACCGGTATTCCTTTATATGCTCCTCAGTTAGAGAAGTCACGGATGCATACTACTGAGCAAGTAATTAAAGCAACAGTTGATAAGTTACCTTATCTCTACGCTTCAACTCAATCTTGTGAACAAACACATTTCTACGGTACCACTCATATCTTCTGTGGAGCCTGTCAATCTTGTTTACTACGTCTAGCAGCTATACCACATGGAGTAGATCCTAGATTTCAAAACTTTAATCCAGACATACATATTATCCCTGAGCAGCTTCAACTAACAGTAGATCGTGTATGGAAAGAAAGTAGATATGCCTGGAAGGCTTTTAATGGTTGGTGGTCTAGTCTAACAGATGACCAACAAGATGACTTTAGTACTTGCATATCCTTTGTTAGAGAACTTGAAACTAAACTTACTAGTAAAGCTATCAGTGAAGAGAATTTTCTACCACGTAGGATAAAGGAAAAGGAAGAGCGAGAAGAGAAGGAGAAGCAAGAGCAAGCTGCACAAACTGAAACGCCATCCGACAATACCGAGCCCATTAAGAAAATGGGAGACAATATTTACTGGCAACAAACAATTGCTGCTGTACAACTTCAAGTACAACAACATGGTGTTTATGGTCAAGAGACTAGCTACGAAGGTGCCTGTTATGTTGATGCCAGGCTAACGTATATGCTAATGAGGGTACCACTTGTGAAAAATGTTACTTCTATAAAGGTGATAAGCTTTGTAGTGTAGTAAGAGGTTGGGTACAAGAAGGTGGTTACT